GACCGTACTTGACCATACCAATCCTGAAGTTGCTTTTGCTTACACCACCCTAATGGAAATTAGCAGAGAGGTACAAGCTGAAGGATGGGTCTTTAACCGAGAGTTTGGTTATCCAGTTTCACCTGATTCTAATGGATACATCCAAATACCACATAATGTACTACAGATGGATCTCAGTACATCCTTTGTTAATGCACCCTACGACACAATAATCAGGGAAGGTAAGCTGTACGATAAACTGAACCATACATTCCAATGGGAGCAGAAGGAATACCAAGTTGATATTCTATGGTTATTCCCGTTTGATGATCTTCCTCCGGTATTCAAACAATACGTAACTGCTAGGGCATCTACTAGAGCAGCTACTAGGCTTATAGGTGATACCAGCCTAGTTCAAACACTTAATGCTTATGAAGCTATGCGTCGTGTGAACTGCCTTGAGTATGAATGTAACCAAGGAGACTACACTATGTTTGGTTTCAAGAAAGGTAGTGACTTCTATAACAGCTATCAACCGTATCATACACTAGCACGATGACAGCAGTATCCCAACGAATAGCTAACTTCCTTGGGGGTATCTCACAGCAAGCTGATGAGAAGCTATTCCCAGGCCAAGTTAAAGATGCACTGAACTGTTATCCTGATACAACGCTTGGTTTAATTAAACGTCCTGGTGGCAAGTATCTCGGTATTCTTACTAACACCACTCCACTTACTTCAGATAATAACCACTGGTTTTCTATCTTTCGCAGTGAAGTAGAACGCTACATAGCAGACATTGATAAGGATGGTAACGTCCGTGTCTGGAGTATGCTGACAGGTGTTCAGAAGACAGTTACCTACAGTGCTGGTAAGGAAGCAGCGATTAAAGCTTACCTAGCTACTACAGCTACAGGTAAGACTTGGTCTTCAAATAACATAAAGACTCTAAACATCAATGACTTCACTTACCTACTTAATACACAAAGGGTAGTTGAAGCTCAAGCTAAACCTACATTCAATAAGAACCGTCAAGCAACTATCACTGTTGTTGGTGTCTACTTCGCTACTGAGTACACGGTAACCATTAATGGAACACCGTACACCTTTAAGACGCGTACAGACTATGTTACTGGTGATCCTCCTCCAGAAGTACAACCACTTAAGTTAACTGAGGTTGTCACTGGTATTAGTAATGCAATCACTGGTGGTTTTGTAACTAAAGAGATTATTGATAATACAATCTACCTGACCTTTAGTAGTGACACTACAGTAACTGCTGTTGGTGGTACAGATGGTAAGGCTTTACGTGTCTTCCAGAATAGTGTTGATACATTCAACCGTCTACCTGAACAAGCTAAACATGGACAGGTAGTGAAGATCGCTAATACATCAGCAGATAAGGATGACTTCTATTTGAAGTTCATTGCTGATAATGGTACGTCTGGTGTTGGTACCTGGGAAGAGACAAGAGCACCTGATGTGTCTCCTGGTCTTAAACCTGAGACCATGCCTATGGCTCTCATTCGTAACCCTGATGATACCTTCAAGGTAGTAATGCTGGATAAGAGTGAGGTTGTTAATACACTACCTCTTGTCTGGGAAGAGCGTCTTGTTGGTGATGATGAATCTAATGAGCATCCAAGTTTTGTTGATGCAACAATTCAAGACCTGTTTCTATTTAACAACCGACTTGGGTTCCTAACTGAAGATAATGTGTCCATGTCACAAGCTGGAGACTATTATAACTTCTACCATAAGACAGCTACCACACAGGTTATCTCTGATCCAATTGACCTCAGTTGTTCTAGTATCAAACCTGCTATCCTACACTCAGTGATACCTATTCCACAAGGGTTGTTGCTATTTAGCCGTAGTCAACAGTTCCTGATGGAAGCAGAGAATGGTGCATGGACACCTACTACTACCACTATTCGTACACTATCTAACTACGAATGTGATCCGTACATCCAACCGTATGATCTAGGTAATACGGTGATGTTTGTCTCAAAGAACCAGAACTGGTCTAGGTGTTTTGAGATCTTCACTCGTGGTCAACGAGAAGCACCTACAGTAACTGAGGCAACCAAACAGGTACCTGAATGGATACCTAATACCATTACCCATGCTATTGGTAACTCACAGAATGGTCTTTGGGTAGGTACTAATAAGGCTAGTAACATCGCTTACCTCTTCCGATACTACGAAGAAGGAGAGGAACGGAAACTAGCTGCATGGGTACGGTGGCAACTCTTTGGAAACATCATCCATACCTCCATACAGAATGATGTTCTGTATGCCCTTGTAAGCGCCTCTGAGGGCTATACGGTGTGTTCGTACCCACTGGTACTTTCACCGTCCTCTGGGGGGCTTGTGAATAGCTTAGGGAACGTTGTGGATCCAGCTCTTGATGCCTGGAGTCAAATCACTACAACTCCGACATTTGCTAATAAGGTTACGAAGATCTACATACCTAGTAACTACAACGCCACAAGGACTATGAGGTACATCATAGGTATTGATAAAGATCCAACGAAGCCCAAGTATTCTGGTCTTACCAACACCATCACTGTAAAGACTGATGGGAATGGTTCTTATTTTGAGATACCAGGTGATGTAGTTTCTAAGTACATCTACATTGGATACCCGTATCAAATGGAGCTGCTGCTACCTCGTTACATGTACTCCAACGGTGATCTCGGCTACGACTTCACTGCCTACACCACCACAGCACGTATGGCTTTCTATGCAGGGCTTGGTGGTTCTGTGTACTTCCAGCTGAAGGACAATACCCGTCAGGAGTGGACTGATGTGTCTGGTGTACGTGTGGCTGATGTGTATGCAGCTGATACTTCTCCTTTCCGTGATCACTTTATCTACAAGGTACCCGTCTATCAACGACCTGACAACTATACAATGAAAGTTCTTTCAGATAATCCGTTCCCGGTAAGCCTTGTAGCGATGCAATGGGAAGGACAATACTCAGCTGGGTTCTATAAGAGGAGTTAACCATGGACCCAATTAGTGCAATCTTAGGGATTGGTAGCTCTATCCTTGGTGGTGTTGCTGGGCAAGCTGAAGCTGATGCTCAGAATGAAGCAATAGAACGTCAATATGAATATGACTTACAATCGTGGAAGTATGGTAAACAGCGCATCAGAGCTGACTACCAACATGAGCGTAAGATCTTCAAGTCAAACAAAGTTAATGATCGAAGGATCCGAAGGTATCAAAACAAGACGAACCTTCAGGATTGGCAGCATCAACTAAAGATTCAAGACTATGAGTACCGCTCTCAGATGAGGCAATATGCCAAGTCAGAAGAGATCTACGGTATGCAGCTTGGCTTCAATAAGATGGCGGCTAATGCTGCTAAGGAAGCTGAGTTCAGAAAGCTTGAAGATGCTACAAATGAAATTGCCTTCCAGAATCAAGACATTGTTATCAAGGCAATGGAACAGGAAGGAGCCTCTGTTGTTAAAGGACAGTCTGGACGTAGTGCTAATAAGAATGTTCAATCAGTCTTTGCATCCCTTGGTCGTAACCAAGCTATCCTAGCTGAATCGTTGTTGAGTGCTGAAGCTGATACGTCTGCTGCACTTAGAAAGATTGCTACTGATAAGTATGGTGCTGACATTTCTGCACAAGCTGCAAGGATGCTTCAACCTGAACGAGCCCCTGAGCCTCCCAAGCCTCTCAAAGTTCCTAGGACTAAGTATGTCGCTCCACGTAAGCCTAAGGCATTTGACTTTGGTCCTAAGCCAATTAAAGGTTCTAAAGCTAATGCAACAGGTGCTTGGATTGGTGCTGCTTCAGGAGCAATAAGTAGTATTGCTGGTGCTATTAAATAGAACTCTTAACTAAATGGAACAAGTAAACTACAAAGGGTACGCCCGTAGTATTGGATTCGATCCGATTAAAGCTCCCTATCAAGCATTAGATAGGATGGCGGAACATGACAGCCGTGTTATACGTAACATGGATCGTCACCGCCAACAAATCAAAGAAGTCCGTGACGACTATCAACGAGGTTTAGAGCGTAAGTTCCAAGCTGAATCCCAGAATAGAGATCGTAACTATCAATGGGAACAACGGCTTGGTGAGAATAGGCAACAAGCTATCCAACGTAATGCACAAACATCAATCAAAAGTGCTATACAGGAAGGTCAGAACGCTAAGCAAACCTTTGAGAGTCTAGCTAAGTTCAGTACAACTATTGCTGATACTCTTACTGAGTATAAGAAGCAGAAGGATGAACAAGATAAGCTAGATGGCTACATGGAGGTAGCTGCTGGTGGTTTAACTCCTGAGAGACAGAAGGCTGTTGATAATGCAGAGACGTTGCTTAAAGCTACAGGTGCTGCACAAGATCAACTAGTTGATGGCTTCCAATCTAGGGGTGCTGATCCTTATGTCATCTCAAACCTACTGACTGGTAACAAAGCTAGGGACTATGGTCGTCTCAAGGCATGGATGGAAATATCTATGTCTGAGTTTCCAGAGTTTGCTAGGCAACAACTTGATGAGATGGGAGCAACAACTGCTGCTGATCGTACTCAAGCTATGCAACAGATCTTTGGTGGCTTCCTGAAGGATCGTGGTCTCTTTGGCTTGAAGGAAGACTTCATGGCTAAAGGGCTTATGCAGATGAGAGCTGATTATAATGCTCTTGTTACTGAAGCACGTAAGACAGACATTGTTAGTAAATCTGAAATACTAAGGGAAGAGGCTACTTCTAACCTTATTGCTAGTAAGTCTGGTGAAGCTCTTACTGAAGCATTCCAAACATTCTCTAGGTCGTATGGTCCTGATGGTCGTACACCTATCGGTAGAGCTGGTGCTAAGGCAGAGATCCTTAAGCTACTAAGTGATACAACTCTATTTGAATCTGATGAAGAGGTTCAACGCATCCTTAATGAAGCTATCACTGATCAAGGAACTTCATGGGCTGAACGCTTCCCACGGGAAGTAGATGCTTTGATGGAAGCTCGTAGGGATGATAAGTCCCGTGAGTTTGCTAGGGATCAAGATGAAGAACGTCGTGGTCAGAAGCAAGCTGAGGAATCTCTACTTAAGTTTATCAAAGAAGAGTGGAACGGTGATGAAGAAGTCCTACAAGGAATCATTAGAGATGCTAAAACAAAAGGTATCCCAACTGATCGTCTTCAAGCTTACCTAGCTTACTCCAATCAGCAGAAGAATGAGGACTTCTGGGATAGAGAATTTGAAGAGTCCTATAACCAAGGTCTCCTAACTCTTGATGATGTAGACCAACCTGGTGTGCCTATGGAGACACGTCAGAAGTGGCGTCAAATGGCACAAGAGCAAGAGAAGGCTAGGGCTGATTCTGGTGTTAAACAAGAGGATGTAAAGAACACATTCAAGGCTGCTATTCAATTCAACCTTGTTGGTGATAGCACTACGACTACTCCTCACTATAGCCTGACTCCTGCAGTATCTGCTGCTATGGCGTTGTACAACAGGAAGTTCAGGGAGTTCTCCCAGACAATGGAACCTGCTGCTGCAGCTGCTAAAGCACAGGACATTGTTCTAAAGATGATTGGTGAAGGTGTACCACAAGGAGATAAACCTGGTAAGGGTTTGTTTGCTGTTATCCCTTCTTCTCAAGCTACAGGTAAGCAAGCATTCCTAAGGGAATATACCTCTGGTAATCATCCACATTACTTCAATGTAACCCAACCTTATGTTCCACCTACTCAACGGTTAGATGCTGTTAAGGCTAACCCTGCATTACTTGATAGTCAAGTCTTCATCAATAGGGGAGAACTTGTACAGATCAACGATGCTGTTAAGAATGGTAGACCCATTACTGTCCCTTGGATGGTAGAGGCTATCGCTTCTCGGACTGGTATTCCTGTTCGTGACATTCTTAATAAGCAACTTAAAGCTGCTGGTCTTCAAGCTCAGGTACAACCTGGCTTCAGGGATAACCTGTTGAATCAATTGAATGACCCACGTCTCCGTGCTATCCTTGATCAACCACTTACTCAAGATCGGCTCAACACTACTATTATTGCTAGTGGTAATGTCCCTGCTACTATCCGTACTGGTGCTCCTGGGTTCCAAGATGTGGTGGCAGTAACACAAGCTGCTAACTTTAAGTTCCCTGCTGTAGCTGCTGCTATGTGGGCACTTGAGAGTGGATGGGGAGCATCTCACAGCGGTAGAAACAACATCTTTAACATCAAGGCACCCCCAGGTCAAGGCACCATGATGGCTAGTCCTGAAGGTGATGGACGTGTCTATAACTCTTGGTGGAAGGACTACGCCTCACCACTTGAGTCTGCAAAGGACTTCGCACGATTGATGACTGATCCTCGGTATGCTGGTCCATTGGCTGCTGCTAGGACTCCTAGACAAGCTGCACAAGCTATCTTCTCTGCTGGGTATGCTACTGACCCTCAGTACGTTACCAAAGTAGTGAGCATCCTTAAGGCACAAGGTATCAACCCTGATCAAGCTTATACACCTGCTGTTACCCCTACACGTGACTCCGCTTATATGCGTCCTACCCTTGCTTATATCTCAGGTAATATTGGTCCTACATCTACTGGTGCTCACCTAGATGTTAAGCAGCAAGATAACCCTAATACCCCTACTAATGAGTTTGCTAAGAACTTCCAACCCAATGACTTAGATAACTTTGTTGTTGTTGATGATTCTGAACTTGGTCGTGTTCCACTCAGTAGGGTACCTATCACCAACACATTTGCACAACATCAAGCCCGTGGATCTCATGGTATTGATTACGGTCTCTACTCAGGCACTAAGATCTATCTACAGAACGGTGCTCGTATCGTTAGCCGTGATCGTACAGAACACGGAGATAAGCTTGTTATTCAACTGCCTGATGGCAGACGTTTTAGTTTCCTCCATGGTACTGCCACATGACACAAACCCCATTTTTTAGTGAAGAGGAGCTGAAGCGTCTTAACTCGTATGAGACAGAGATCATCACCTCCCCAGAAGAAGAGAATAATATCAAAGGTCCTGATACCCTTTATAAGACACCTACTGCTGAGGAGAACAAGGCTAACGGTGATGTACAGCCTGTAAGGAGTCCAGCTGAACAAGGTATTGCACAGCTGACTGGTAACAAATCATCTACTTCAAAGGCTCCTGAGAACTTCATAGATAAACTAGGTCAAGGCATTCAAACTGCTGTTGAGTCTACAGTTGCACCCATCATGGGTATGCAAGACTTTGGTATGGATGCTATTGGTCGTATCCCAGGAGCAGAACAAGTTGATGAAGCTTGGGATGCTAAGACTAAGTTTAAGAATCCACTGATTCAAAAGATCAGGGAAGTATCTTCAGTGTTACTACCAAGCATTGCTATTGGTAGAGCTACTGGTGGTATTGCTGTTGGACCTAATGTCCTTAAAGGTGTTGGTGTTATTGGTCTTAATGTTGCTGGTGATGTAGCTGTTAACGCTGTATCTGATCAATCAGAAGGTGAGACCTTATCTACCTTTATTAAGGAAGTAGCACCGTGGATGCCTGTTAATGAGGACTGGGTTGTTAAGCCTGGTGATTCACCTGAGGTACGTCGTCACAAGAATATGTATGAGTCTGCTGGACTCAGTATTATTGGTGATCTACTTGGGTTTGCTACAGCTGGTGCTAAGCCAATCATGGATTGGTTTGATGCTAAGAACTACCAAGCTGAAGAATACTTCAATAAGGAAGTAATTACCAATATGGACTCTAACACAGCAACTAAGCTGTCAGAGATCCAAGCACAAAAAGCTACCACTGATGCTCAAGTTCAGGAGTTAGCTACTGTACAACCTCAATCCCTTGAAGAACTTGCTGTACAGTCCAT